GTAAGCTCGTCACCTCTGATGCGATCCCAGAAATTAGTTTTGTAAAACTCACGAACCAGCGGCGTAGCCAACCCAAACTCTTTGCGATCAATGAAGTGCCATCCTGCCCATTGGGGGTTTGGATTTCTTGCGATTCCTGCATACGTTTGTCCTCCCCGGTCGCCCGGAATGTCGGTCAATTGATAACCACCTTCGTCCGCAATAACTTTTTCAAACGCTGGCTCAAAATTAGCCATTTTTATCCCTCATCTTGTTGATGATCTCAAACGCAGACTTCACTTTCTCTTCCAACACCGCTACCCGCAAATCCAACTTCGACAGCACAACAATCAAGGTCACAATACCAAGCAGCACGGGCCACGCTTTTAGAAACAGCTCAACTATCTCCATTTCCATGCCTCCTGGTGTACTCGTCTCGAAGAAACGTGACCTTCTTTCGACCATCATGCCGTTTGACAACCCCCAACGCCGGAGGATTGTTCAAGTATTCTGCGGCCCGCAACATCAGATCCGGATCATCGTCAAAAATACCAAGCGCCGTGTTGCACCGCTTGCACAACACCCCCCGGACATCGTCCGAATCATGGCAATGATCCACCGCAAACTTATACTGCTTAAGCTTTAGGGGTTGTTGACAAACAGCGCAATTATACCCTTGAAGCTTCAAAAGGAGCTCAAAATCCGTAGGGGACAGCCCAAAACGCGAAAGGCGGTTCACATCCGCCTTACATGCACTACACAGGAAATAATCCTTGCGACCGTGAATTATTAAATCATCCTTGGAAAACTGACCAAGGCACACGGCGCAGGAAGGCATCTATTTCCTCATGCGCTCTTCAAGGATCACGATCTGGAGTTGAGATTTGGTTTCCAGCTTCTCAGTCATTTTTTCAAACCTTTGAGCGTTTCCGCTAGTCGCGCACGCTGCCCTAGTTTGCCAGGAGCCTTTGCTGCCTTGGCTAACTTTTTCTCTGGGATTGGCTTGCCGGGTTTGGCCCCAAGTTCAGAACGAAGCGAACCCTTTGTTTTTGGGTTAAGAACCTTCTGAATCCATTTCTCAGCCATGATTGTTCCTTATGGCGCATCAGGCCATGTTACTGTCCAAGGGAATCCAGCCTGTGTAGGTACGTCACGCAACGCTTGACGATAAGACGCCCACTGGAAGTCCTGCGGTATGTTGCTTTCCAACGCCTTGATGACGCGCCAGTCGCATTCCTTTAGCTTGTCGTCACGGCTTTGGCGAACGGCTTTTGCTTGCTCCGCATCTTTCATGGCCTTGTACTCAGCCTCTTGCTCTGCGGCGGTCTTTTCTGGCGTGTCAACAAACACCGGCCCAAGGATGTACTTGGTGTACCACTTGCCGTCAATCTGCTCTACACCGATACGCTGGCTGTACTGATAGACCGTTCCACCTGAAGCCTGTGGACCTTCCAACACTGGGTCAACCCCCACTGCTTCCATAACTTCAGGAGTCAATAGGTCGTAGGATGGACCATTGTTGGCTTGCAGATAAGAACGAAGTTCGCTCTCGTACATCACCGCGCCAGTTTCTCTAACTCTGATTTCCATTATGATTCCTTAAGCAACTGCTAAGAAGATGTAGGTCCCACCGCTTTCGTTGATACCTGCGGCAGTGGTAACAATTTGAAAACCAACACCTGTTGTATATACGTAGTCTGCATTAAATTCAGCATTCTGTAGATTCAACCTTAACACTGGGTCAGTTCCAGAAACCATTCCACGCGCCGTGTCCCAAACGTACCAACTACCATTTGTGTCGGTGCGTTTGATAAGAACAAAACGAGCGCCACCAGTAAACCCGCAATTGATGGTCTGTGTTGCGCCTGTGCCTGTATATGAGCCTACTTTGGAAACGCCGGGGCAAGATGCAAATAAATATGCAATATAGGTGGTACCGTTAACATTAGGTGGATTTCCGGATTCGTCCAATGTTCTATATGGATAAACAAGCGTCGGAGTGTAATAACTAGAATACCCAGTTTGAGTAGTTGGCGAATCTGTATTTAAACTCCACCGACTCGCATCGCCACCGCCGGGATACCCAACTGCACACCAAGTAAACCACCCACTAGTTGAGCTACGCGCTCTAATAAAACTTAATTCTGGAGTTACTGTTAAATTATGATTAAATGAAAAACCAAGATTTACGGCTCCAGTTCCCGTATAACAAACCTCATCAAAGAAACCGGGGACGCGTCGGAAGTTCCAATTAACATAAGTACCACTGTAATTTATTTCAGCAGTGGTTGTGTCTGCACCTGCTGTATAACCAGTCATAGATGCAAAATCAGTTAACGAGTTTGTCCCAGTTTGTTCAGGAGACAAACCAAAAGTTTCTAAAACCTTTGTGGGTCCGCGAAGACGGTCAAAAAATGAACCGCCATATCCGCCGCTACGCGAGTACGTTAGAATTGAATCAATAGGAAAGCCAGCCGCAGTAGATACTCTAACTGCGTTTGTGCCTGTATACGTCACGGGCGTAAACACACTCGTCCCAACTGTAGGCACCTTCATTGGCCCACGGCGAATTGCTATGTAGATGCCTGTGTACCCGGAAAGTCCAATAGAATATGTAAATCCAGTTGATGTTGGCGTTACGCCTGAAGGATAAGTGTTTCCTTCTGCATCAGTTCTATCAGCAAACAACTGATTGCTTTGCGTCATGCTCATGCCGCGCAGTACATCACTCATCCACCAGTCATCGCCTGCACTTGAAAGGCGATATAAAACCCATTGCGGTTCGTAACCTAAATTTACAGTTGCGTTGCCGCTACCGTCAGTAGTAAACGACCCACACGAAATCACATTGTCTGTGCCAGTCAGCCCAAACCCGCCACTATTTGAAGCGAACAAATAAGCAACAAATGATTGCCCGGAACTATTTATACCGGGGTCGTCACTTATTGTAAATACTGTGCTAGTAGGGGCTGTATTAAGCCATGCCGTATCATTAAAAGCGGGGTTTGTTGAATTTAATACTATAAGTTTGGTTGCGCCTAATGATTGGTGATAAACATACCATGCCGACCCACCAGTGCTTGTTCTTTTAATAATTATGCAACCAGGAACGGACCCAAGATTGTGAGCAATTGTTCTTCCCGATCCGTTACCGGTATAAGTTACAATATCAAAGAACTTTGGTTGCTTGCGGAATGTCCATGAAACGTATCTATCGCCACTTAAATTGACCGTGTTCGAGCCGTCGTTACCTAACGAAAATCCGCTGGTCGTAAATCCAGTTAATGTATTTATAAACGCGCTTTGGGCTGAAGTTAAGTTTGATTGCAATCCATTCAATGCGCCCCTAGCAGTGTCATATAGCCCGTGGTCAGTCGCCCTACCTCTGTTTTTTATCCAAACCAAACCGCCTTTCGTAGATAAATCTACATTATTTGTAATGGTTGCAACTGTTCCTGTTGTCCCTGACCCATTGCCAGTGCCGGTGTAAAGATATGTACTAAACACATCCTCAATGTAAACTGGGGCAGCCGCCGCCCCGCCTCCATAAGCGTCAAACGTGTTGTTCCCAGATCTTTGTTGTAATGGCATTTTATTTGTACTGAGTTAGGGAAGCCAAAACGGTGTACGTTGCGCTTGCGGTTTTAATAACTGCAAAACGATACACATCTAATCCAGACGCATTTCCAGCGGTTGGCGCACCACCAATCCACTTTGGCGTCACAGACGTTCCGTCAATCGTTACCGCACTATTGTAATAGGCGGTAGAGCCTTGCGTTGTCACCAAGGCAAACGTCACAGATTGCCCTACAGCGAGCGCCGAATTCATGCTTGTGCCGCTACTAAACGCAATGTTTAGCGTCCAGTTGTTAGCGGCATTGCTTGTGTAGTATTGAACAGAACCGGACTGAACGTAAAAGTTAGTTGTTGACGAAGGTGCGGCGGCTACTACGTTGACTGTTTCGTTTGAATCTAAAAACGATGATCCAAAAATACTTGATGAACCGCTAAACGTCTGCGTTCCCGTCCATGTATTGTTTGCAGACAACGACACACCAGCCGCTGGTGTAGTGCTTTGCCAAGTAGTACCGTTAGACGTTAGCACGTTGCCGTTCGTTCCGGGGGCAACCACTTGAAACGCTGAAGTGCCGTTCCCAAGCAATACGTTGTTTGCCGTAAACGTAGCCGCTCCAGTACCGCCGTTGCCAACAGGAAGCGTTCCTGTCACACCTGCTGTCAAACTTACTTGCCCCCAAGACGGGGCCGAACTTGTCGTCGCCAACAACGATTGCCCAGTTGTTCCTGCAGCTGTTGCCACCGGAGCGGCACCAGCTCCACCGCCATACACAACGCCGTACTGGGTCAATGCCGCACTAGATGCCCAAGTAGTTCCACTAGAAAAATAAGGCACTCCGCCGCTAGTTCCTGCAACTGTCAATGCAAGAGTGCCAGAAGACGTAATCGGCGACCCAGCAACTGAAACTATGCCGCCAGTAAAAGACTGCGCTACGGATGTGACCGTACCGCCAGTGCCCGTTGCGGCAATTGTGATTGTTCCACTGCCGTTAGTGATGGTCACCCCAGAACCCTGCGTCAACGTAGTACGGGTAAACCCTGTGCCGTTACCAATATCTAACGCACCGTTTGCAGGGGTTGTAGTCAGTCCCGTTCCCCCATTAGCAATGGGCAAAGTTCCCGTAACGCCGGTGGTTAAAGGCAGCCCAGTAACATTCGTAAGCGTTCCGCTCACAGGCGTACCAAGCGCAGGAGTCACCAACGTGGGGTTGTTAGCAAACACTAACGCTCCCGTACCCGTCTCATCCGTAACCGCTGCCGCCAGGTTTGCACTGGAAGGAGTGCCTAAAAACGTAGCAACCCCCGTGCCTAAACCAGAAACACCCGTAGAAATAGGAAGCCCAGTAGCATTCGTAAGCGTTCCGCTCGCAGGCGTACCAAGCGCAGGTGTTACAAGCGTTGGGCTGGTCGCAAATACCAACGCCCCCGAACCCGTCTCATCCGTAACCGCTGCCGATAGGTTTGCACTGGAAGGAGTGCCTAAAAATGTAGCAATCCCGGTTCCTAATGAGTTTATTCCGGTGCCACCATAAGCAACCGCTAAAGTCCCGGAATTAATTGTAGAGGCCGAGGTAGAAGCAACTTTTACAAAATCAGAGCCATTCCAAGCAACAATTGCTTTTTCACTGGCAAGGAGCGTTACCCCCGTCGTGGGCCCCGCACCGACAATCTTGACCGTGTACGTTGCGGACGTATTGTTGATAACATAGGTTTTGCTTGCTGCTGGAGCCGTTACAGTAATGTTGGCTGACGCCGGGGACGCGATAATAATCGCATATTGAGATGACGTTGATCCAAGGCTTGAGCCTGTCGTTTTAGTCAGCGTGGTGTCCGCAGTAAGCGTGACTGCACCCGCAACAGCAGAATCAATGTAATTTGAAATGTAGTTGTTGACTGTGTCGCCCCAGGTGCCCGAAAGTTCCCCAGTAGCAGGAAGGGCCAGGCCCAGGAGAGAGGTATATGCGGTTGACATTTCTAATCCTTAGATGGTTGTAACGACTGTCCAATTGGGAGACTGCGTATTAGTAACATCCGTCCAGTTTGGTGTCTGGGAGTCATCGACCAACGTCCAATAAACGTAATTGACATTACCCAAAATTCCAGCTGCAATGCTACCAGCTAAAACTGCTGAAGAACTTGCCACAACTGCCCCCGCTACTCCTGTTGCTCCCGCCCCAGTTATTAGTGCGGATTTACCAGGAGCAATTGATCCGCTAAAACCCGATCCAACGGCCCCTGTAATTGCAGAAGATCTAGTTGGAATAATGTTTCCAACACGCCCTTCACCAATATTGTTACTAATTCCTACGGAATTAGCTGCTAATAATGACCCAACTGCCCCGGATCCGGAAACCCCGCTAAGATTAAACGCTTTGCCTGCTTCTACTGAACCTACTACTCCAACCCCAGCCACCCCAGTCAAGGCAATAGCTATTGTTACTTCAGAACTTCCAACCAAGCCCGTAGCAATAACACCACTAAGCGCCGGTAATACACCCCCTAATACTCCAGACGCATTAACCCCAGTTAATGGTATGGATTTATCAACACCTACGGCTCCAACAACACCTGTAGCGACAGTCCCCGTTTCCGAAAGAGTGCCGCCCCAACCATTAGCCCCCCAAGTATCTCCACCCCAACCGAGAGCCACACATCACCTTATGTTGTCGACAAACGAAGCAGAGCAGAAGAAGTCGTATTCGATGGCATCGTCAGCGTAAAATTTCCAGCAGTAATCGTCTGTGACCCAAAGGTATGAGCCGAAACCGCTTTGTTACTCTGCGTTGAGTTATACAACAACATTGTGTCAAACGCGGTCCCCAACGTGACGTTTGTGTACGTAATGGAAGCTGAAGGAGTCCAATATCCAACGCCCGCAGTAGACGAAGTATTGGTCGACGCCGGAACCGTGGCATTGGTGACTGCTACACCCCCAGCCGTATAATTTGTACCAGTAACTTCACCAGACGTGGTATACGCAGTGGTTGCAGCATTAATTGTAGCTGTCGTGAGATACAACGCGGCCTTAAATGTGTCCGCTGAGGTTGTACCACGAGTGGGCGCTACGCCAAAATTATGAGTTGCAGTCATCAGTTCCCCAAGGAACGATGTACACATGGATTGGGTATTGGCCATGATTTATCCTATTGAAGCGGCTTCCAGAGCCGTAAACGGAGAAGTTTTCAATGTTACGTGAGCTGAACGATGCACCAACTCATCATTGAGCCAATACTCAGTCCAAGTAGTAAATTCAATGTCATTATCTACCGAACCCTCTTTTTTGACCAGAAGAGAGTCGTCCATCTCGCCGTGAATTGTGTTAACTAGCATGGCTTAATACACCCGAATGATTGCAGACGTAATATCGTCTGTTGGGAAAACAATGTTCAAGACCCCGCCTGCGGTTGTTGTCCTCTGGCCGCCAAAATCCAAAACGCAAACCGCAGGGTTACCTGACACGGAGCTATTGTAAATCAACGCTCCAAAAGTGGTAATGGTCACGCCAGTCAACGACAAGTCCACAAAATCCACGTAAGCCGTCGTATTGGCTGACGTCGGAATATATGGGGTCAACGCCACCCCTCCCGTGGTGTACGAACCAGAAGCCGCAATCTCATTTGTAGCCGTGTACGCAGTCGTGTCGGCGTTGAACGTGGCGTTTTGGTCGTACAACGCCAGCTTAAAAGTATTGCCAGTGACCGGCGTAAAGTTATGCACGCCTTTCAAAAGCTGCACCTTGAAACTGGTGCAAATGTAATTGCCGGTAAATGCCATTACGGACCTGGCGAATCGGATTTAAGAGGAATGCGCATCATGCCATCGCGGTACTCATCGCGGCGGCGGCGGCCCTGCTGTTCAACACCCAGACCACTGACAGCCTGCTTATAACTATTTTCAAAATAAGCTTGCATGTCGGCCGGCCCTTTCAAATAGCTATACGCCTGGATCATGCAGGCGTAAAACAACGCTTCTGGGGCATTCGTGCTAATCCAAGTCGTCGTGTTGGTCGACGACAACTGAGTGGGCCGATAAATAAAACCCAGTTCAACAATGTAGTTCTGGTTAGGCGTCGGAGCCACATAAAACGTGTTCTGATCCCAAACGCCAAAGTATTTTGGAGTGCCGGTCACCGTTTGGTCTTTCCAATACTCTTTCATAAAAGAAGTATCCCGAAAGTCCAAAAATACTTGCGTTGAACCAGTATAGCTTTTAAGCAACATGTACCTGTGCGTCAACAGGTCCGTAGGGGCAGTCAAAAATCTATTCCCCGACGTCATGTTGCCAGTCATCTCTTTTTTAAACACGTCGAGGTCAATCTCACGCATGATGCGGTTTTCCGCAAACGTGATGAACGTGTTGATAACAGGCAGGGTGAACTCACTGTCCCCTACCTGCGCGTAATTTCGAATGTTTGTGACCAGTTCGTCGTAGGTCATGTTGTTGTCACCGTCACAGAACCAACCACGACCCGCGAGATCAACGCAGGACCAACAATGTACGGCCGCATATCATTTGTGTTACGCGCCGTCCCGAAACTTTGAAAGGCTGAGAAGCCTGGAGCACCAACAAACACGGATAATGGCTCCCTACGATCTGGCCGCGGCCCATCAAGTGCAATCGCATCGCCATGATACTTCAATGGCTGAATTTGCGGCTCTTTTGGCTCGTAATCGTCCGGGCAAACCTTAAACCCACGCCAATTGATGCGAAGCTGAGTCAGCCTGTACCGCTGACCACAGTAATCGCAAAGGGCTAAGGCATATTTACCTGCCGCGGTAGTAGGCATTTTAAATCGTCGCTATCTGCGGCACAAAATATGTGCTGGCGGTATCCCTATCCTCATCTGCCGCACGTTTGAAGTCCTCTTCATAAAGATTCTTCAAAGCACCAATCCGGTCTGGGGCAAACTTTAAAGACAGGAAATACGCAAGACCAGATGCCAGGCAAGGCAAGAAACGCCAATTGACATCCGAAGTATTGGTGTACGCCCCAGCGTCCTGAATCCGTCGAATCCGGTAATACACCAGCTTGTACTGGCTGTTTGGAGGAACGGGGTACAGATAAATCTGCGGGATATTCTGACGCTGTACGTACAACTGAGACGGGCGAGACTGAAAGTCCTTATTTGGAATGTCCAAGTACTCGTTTCGGCTAACCCGTTGAATAATAATGTCGTTATACGGTGTCGTGGTCAAATCCCGAATCACCGCACCCAACACATTGACCGTGTCCGGGTCCAAATTAAGGACCCGATCTCCTTGGGTTAACTGAATTTCTTTCTGTTCAATTGTCCACAGGTTCAACCCGCGGTTTGCCCAATCAAGAAACACCAAGTTGAGCGAGCGGCGTGCCGTCGTCAGCTGATACCCATTGGTGGGTCTCATGCCGCATCGCTCAAATGCTTCTTCGATTAGTTCATCAATCGACAGATCAAAATCAGTCGTGCCCGAGGTGGTCATTTAGCACATGCCGCCTTTTTTGTAGGCCTTCATCTTGCCTTTTTTGACCATGCCGCCTTTAGCCATCTTGGCAGTTCCAGGCTTTACAGCCTCATCGCCTTTCATCGAGTCGTAGTTGTAATCGACTTTAGGCGTTTCGCCGCTCATCACGCAGCCGCCGCCACGAACCGCGGCACCCATTCCACGTCCAGCCATGATTATTTCCCCTT